TTTCTGACATTTTAAAGGGTTAAACTTTTTTGTTTATGTATGCAATACAAACTTAATTGTTTGCCCTTTAACTGTCAGATCAGATCGAAACTAATTCAGGTAAATTTACCTCTCTTTCTCATTTAAATAATCTAACCAATCTGAAACCTATATAGCCGATTAAAACGCCTCCTAAAATCATTAGCATAATCTGCCACAACTTTAATTCATTGATATAAACAGTATCGCCTGTGACCGGATAAGGAACTTGTATGGAATCTCTAATAAATATCGAATCGCGTATGAATTTATCCCGGTATAGATATTTGTATTTTTCTTTCGTTATGAATACTGTATCCCCTTTGATAAAACGATCCAAGACAATGGAATCGAGCAAGTGAATAGAATCACGCTGTAGCCGGTCTATATATTCTGTCTTGATGCTTTCAACAGGTACATAAACAGTATTTGTCTTGCATCCCGAAAATATCGCACCGAAAAAGGACAATGCAACAATTATCAGGAAACAATAAAATAAACCTTTCGTATATTCTCTTTTCATAACAGCACTTGTTTAGCCCTATTCCACAAATTTAAACGGTCTGAATATCCGTTATATCCTCCATTTATACGCCTTGTAAGCTCTTTAAAGTCACTTTCTTTTAGTGTGCTATATAAATTCAACCTGCGGTCTTTCCAATACCAAAAAGCAGATAAAACAGCATATTCAGGCTCTTTGAGTAATTGAGGATAGTTTATAAAATCAACCCCTAAAGCATCGGTTAATTTTTGATAGTTAGTACGTCCGGTTATCTGAATCAGTCCACGTCCTTTATATTTCTTCCCATCGCCACTAAATACGTTTCCAAGGTCTTTTCTACCTTCATAAGCAGAACCGGAAGCAATTTCCTCAGAATACTTCAATTGTGCGGATTCATGACCGATTTGAGCTAAAAATGCAGCTATTCTTTCAGCATTATTTATTTCGTATTCCTCCATATATTGATTCAAGTACGGAAGATATTTATCTCTATTCTGCTTTGTAGAATTTGGATATATCAGATTTAATTGATTTTCAGTTATTTGGTTCATCTTTTTCTTGATCTTCTTTTATTTCTATTTGCTTTTTCACAATTTCGGCGACTCCTTTTATTAAATCGTCCCGGTTATCAAGAATAATAGACAATTCTTCTAAACTCTTATTGAGCTTTCTTTTATCCTTATCGTGAGCTTTTTCCAATATCGAACGTCCTTCAATAAATATGAGAAAAGCTGCTGCAATAAATGTTACATAAGGAAGAGGGTAAAAGAATGTACCTATACAATCGAACATAAAAGCAAAAAGCATAAGAGCATAATATAATACGGCTTTTGTAACCGTTCGTCTCAATCCGTAGGATGTCCGCGCCTCTCCTCGCTCTTTAGCCTTTCTATATCCGCTTACTAGATCAATTACCATAGCAATGGTTACCATAAGCCACATGATAGCAACGATAGCTAATTTAGATTTCAGTGTTTGATAATCTCCACTAAGGAGCGATTGTATAAATAATAGCATATCATCTTTTATTCTAATTAAATCTTCATTCATTTTACTAACTTTGCATCGGTAAAAACTATTTTGAGTAGCCTCTCGGCGTGTAGATGCGAAAGCTTCCTTTTCGTGTCCCTTAGCTCCCGGATACCGCAAATATCCGCATGAGAGTCGAGAGGTTTATATCATAAAAATTTTATTTACTCCGTTAACACGTCCGACATATAAACCTACATACGGCTCGTTATTATCGGTTGTAAACTCTAATTGTCCTGAGCTGTTAACTTTTACGTGTTGACCCTGTGTAGTAGGAGTACCGTTTACAGGAGTAAAAGCAATTTTCCCACGAGGAACAATATATTTATTTTGACCGTTTACGGCTACTACTACTCCTATTAATGGAGCTGAACCGCTATACTTCGAATAATAACCTATCATTCCGTCAATATATCCCTGTACACAATCTCCGACATTTAAGACGGTTGCAGTATTCCAAATTTTATAATAATCTGTTATCATACTCCCTAAACAGTCAGGACGTGAAACCCATTGTTCGCCATAAGGGAAATTATTAGAATACACGATACCTACATTACTCCCTGAGCAATTTAATTTAATGCAATAAGGCACATTTTGAGGGTTAGGCTCTTTCGTTCCTGTAGCTGGATTAGTCCAGTATGTTGTCTGTGTATCACTTCTGTAATCGACCATCCATATCACACCGCCTCCAGTATCAGAGTAACAGTTTATTAAATTAAACTCATCGTTTTGATCGCTGCCTAACTCATCTACTGTCATAAATCCGCAATTTGTAAACCTCGAATTTTCGATATGTATTTTAACAGGTGCATTCTGATTGTTCCAGTTATGAGCAAACATACCCTGTCCCGCAGTTGACCTCTTGAACTCGCAACCGTAAAACTCCAATATTTGCCCTGACCATATACCAATTCCAACGGGATAATTAACACCTGAAAATATCGACATCCTACAATTCACAAACGAGGCTTTACCGTAGCCGTTATTATCCAAGTGAACGCAATATTTTGCGTCGTTCGCCTCCATTGATAAGTTTTTAACCGATAGGTTTTGACGTGCATTGAAAATGTGCTTTAAATGTTGTGGAACTTCATTTAAAGGTTTATTTGCATATTCAGAACCAAAAGAATAATTTACAGGAGTAAGATTTGTTGAATTTCCGTCAACGTATAATACAGTTTCATACATATCCTCTCCTACAATCTCGATATATTCTTTTCCTATTAAATCACATTCGAACCAGCGTCCACGAGGTACAAATACTATATACCTGTTATAATAATCAGGATTGAGAGACGCTATCGTTTCACGTATAGAGCTATAATTATTAGCATTCCGCTGAACGGTAACAGTAGTAGTTTTAATATCTTGCTGTAATTCACTCCGAGATAGAAATTTAGACAATTCGATTTTGTAACCAACAGATAAGCTAGCTTTTTCAATAAAAGTTAATGGAGCTGTATTACCTATTTCAGTAATTGAACCTTGCCACCATCCCTCTGCATAATCGCTACTAGCGGAATAGAAGGGAAAACGGCTATTCGGGTTGTCAGATTGAGCATACTGTATATATCCGATATATTGACCTTTTTGCACACGCAGTTTTAAAGTATTATCTATGTTCTCTCCTCCCTGCTTAGAGGTTACTTTTACCCTGTCAATTATTTTAAATGTATTGGTATCTGTACCGTCAGAGTTTTTTAACCTGTCTAATGCACAAGCGTAAAACTCTCTGTTAGCTGCATCAATATAATACTTTAAACCTACCAAATAACCGTCTATCTCAACAGCAGTGTTATTTGCTATTATCTGCCTTGCTGGAGTTGTACCTGTACCAATTCCCACATATGGTTTATTTGTTGTGTCCTGAATATCGTATAATTCATTATCTAAATCCGATTTCGTTACATCGTCTGTAATAGGAATTATGAACCAATCAGCCGATAGACCAGCAGTAGGAACATACATATTAACAGCAGTATTTACAATAGTACCAACAGAGATAGTATCAGAAGAAATAAATTGTAATACTCCTGTAGGATTTCCATTACCGTAACATATTTTGACAGGAGAGTTTTTTTCTATGAAAAAAGAACTCTTTTCCTCCATGATTATATTAAGCTCGCTTAAATCAATCTCATTATATCCTTTTTCGGGAACATGAAAACTATATTTTGCTGCTACAGTATAGAGGACATTATTTCCTGTAGTTGGAATACCGGTATTACCTCCGTAAACGACAATAGATAAAATACAAGTGCCTGAATTATCGAAATAACCTCTTATACCTTTTAGTTGACTCTTTGTGTCTACAAATACTGTAGGAATCCAAGAGTATTGAGAGGTTGCGACAGAACTCCTCAGCTCTCCCATTTTTACGGCATCGGTTGCAATTTCAAACAGGAACTTATCTAGTTTTTTATATGCTAAATCACTAGGATAAGATATTAAGCCTGTATTGTTCCATTTTACTCCGTCATACTGATAGATGTAACTATTTCCGTTTGCGTCCTTTTGATTAACTACAATATAAGACCAGCCTCTTTCAGGATTAGCTATATTTGCAAGTTCCGACACATCGTTAACAGAGCCTTTGTTTATCATACCTCCGACAATATTGTCTAAGTCCGATAAATCGGCTTTATTCTCTAATTCAGTTGATATAGCGTATTCGCTAGGTACTCTATCCCTAGAAAATCCTAATCGCTGAGTAACAGAGGCCTTTTTTACCGTTTCATCGTCAATATCCGAAACGACATTATTTAACTTATCGAAATTGTCATTTATTTTGTCTTTAGATACTATTCCTGAGTTACCTAATTCAATATCTTGTAATATCGCTCTTTTCATAATTTAAAATTTAAACCGTTTTCCATGTACCGTTACGAGTCCAAACGGCCTCCCCCTCCCATTTACCGCTATCTAATATCCAGTTAGGAGATTTGTTAATTTCATCTACACTAACCTCGAAAAGAGGATAGATAGAGTTTATAGAAAGTGTAATAGTATATCCTGACACTTCGCCTGTTTGTCCTGTAGCCTGAGAAAAAGACAAGGATGCTCCAGCATCCGAGCCGAAAGAAAAAGCCCTGCCCTGTGAGGTTTTAAATGTTACTAAGTATTTATTATTGCTGGCAATTAATATGCTGGATAATTTTTCGGCCTCTAAAGATCTTTCAAAAGTCGTAAGCTCCTGTTTAAAAATACCGTTATCCTGAGACTCCGTAAAGTTGCTTTCATCTACTGAGCTTAGCTCTATATAGTCGGAGGCTGCAATAATTTGCTCAGCGTAACACTCGGTATATAGTTTATCATTTAGAAAAACATAAGAAACGAAATCTCTAATATCCAATAAATAGATACTAGCGATACCTCCGGCGTTATATTCGCAACTATGTTTTATATTTCGGGTAAGAAAACAACTCATATCGTAGATTAAAATAAGAGCGGTTACGAATAACCGGAACCGCTCCATCAAACAAGCTATTAAAAAAAGGTATGTTAAGGAGTAACTACAGTAGTGTCTACAATAGATTTTATAACGGCTTCATTTTCGAGTTTCGGGCCGATCTCCATTTCTGTTCCGGCTAAAACTACAGTCCATCCGTTAGCGTCAGCGTCAGCAGCTCCCGAGGCATAATTAAACGAAGTAGCCGAAAGGCCGTTAGTACGTCCGAGTACAACGCTATTCCCTTTTTTATCGACCACAACGGCAGTAAACTTACCGAGACTCAGAGCGTCCCCCTGATTGAGTACCTGATAATCATAGTCGCTAATGGTGAAATTAACGGTATGAGTCCTGTACTTTCCTCCGTTCCCGTTTACGGCTAAATCGTCGGTAAAAGACGCTGTATTTTCTATAAAGTCGATCTTATAGGCTTTTGCGTCATTTGCTAACGAAATTTCGGTAATAGGTACTCCTACCGGATTAGCAGGAGTATATGTGTTACCCGAGTCGTAATTATACAGATATATGGCTTTTACGCCTGCTACATCGTAATTACAACTTTCTTTTGTGATATTTGAAGTTAATTTACAACCAGCCATAATTACTCAGTTTTAGAAAGTTCAGCGATTTTGTCATTTGCAGCTTTGACAACTGTTGTTCTGGTATCAGTACCCAAAATAGTGTTTACCTCTTCTACAGTTGTAGCAGCATTGATTTTTTCGATTTGTTCAGCAGCTAAAGGAGGCTTAACTACTGCATTGGTTTTAGCAGCTAAAGGAGCTACAGTTGTCGTTACATTTGGACTGTAAATAACCGCTTCGCTTTCGAACGGGATAGTAAACCCAATACGCAAACGACCGTCGATAAAAACTTTGCTGTCATTAGGCGCTGGGAATTGCCCTAAACGGATATTCTCAAAATCGCTCAATAAATCAGTTCCCAATATGAAATTATCTATATCAACGGCAATCATCGTTGAATTATTCAGACCTATTACGGGAACGATCTCAACTCCCATGTAGCGGATAATATCACCATCGATAGTCCAATTGGTAGAAATAACGACATTGCTATTGAATAATGAGGACAAAGAAAGTTTTAGCAACAAGTGAGTCGAATAAGACATAAAAATCGCTAGAGTTCCTTTTTCTGTACCTTTTTCTAATACAGCCTCCGGAATAGCAAGAAATAGCTTTTCAATCTCTTCCAGAATATTTGCTTTGGTGAGCTGAACACCTGTTATTTTAACAGATTCGGCACTATCGGTTAATACCTTAACGGCTCCATCAAATTCATCCGGATCGGTTGCGCTGTCTCCGGCAAAGATCATTGTTTCTATTTCTTTGCTCGTCTCGATAGCGATTATTTCTAAGGTTGCAGCCTCCAAAGAATCGGGTAATTCTGTGTTTTTCGCACCCGGCTTAAGCATCCATACCGTGCGCTTTTGTTCTAAAGCGTCGATACATTGTTCGAGATTGATTTTATAAGTCTTGATTTTAAGCTCTTTTTCGCTTAATTTCATGATCTGCTCAGGAGTCCAACCGCAATCCCTTTTATCGGGTTGCAATATCTTACCGTCAAATTCCAACAGGTTCAAAAGAGTACTTTCTTTTACACCTGTAATGGGTGTTATCTTACCTTTTTCAATTAATTTACCCCCGAAAACGGCTTTTGTAAACCAGTCCATCTGTTGAGAAGGAATATAACTCAGCGGGGAAATATCATACATATCCGGCATAATGAAATATAATTTAAATTGTTATTTATTTTTTTCTGCTAAGCGAAAGTAAAAGGCTATCTGCCATTCTTTCCGTGTGGGACATTCCAGTCCTTTTGTTGTCCGTCTGCTTTTGAACTACAGGAGTAGCGCTAGGGGTCTTTTTCTTTAATTCCGCTATTTCGGTCTGAGCCTCTTCTATTTTAGTTTCGGCCTCATCAGCTTTAGAGGTTAGCTCTGAAATTATAGCTTCTAGCTCGGCTATTTTTGCTTTAAGGGCCTCTACACTTTCAGCGTCTCCGTTCTCTTCCGCTAATTTCTGTTTGTCTCTTATCGTTTTCGCTAGAATATGTTTAGCTTCCCTTAAGGCTTGAGCTGCTGTAGTTTCTTCCGGATCGGTTGTAGTAGCGGAGGCTTCTTTAGTACCAACAAAGTTTCCGTTTTCGTCGATAACCATTATATTACCATCGGCTAACTTATGGTCTCCGGCGGGTAATTGGCCTCCGTCCAGAGTAGCGAAACTGTCAGCATCTACTAAAACCGTTTTACCGTCGGCTAATACAAACTCTCTGAAAGTAATTCCGCTATCGGTCGTATCGTCGGCCTCTACGCTTTCAATATCGCTCAACATCTCTTTGGAAAGGATAAGCGATAAAGCAGCTCTTTGAGTTTTATTAAAAACAAATCTCTTTTTTTTCATACTTGAATTATTTTTATTATACAATTTAGACATACATATCTCCTGATTAAAAAAGCCCTCCAAAGAGAAACCTTTTACATTACCGCTCATTACTTCACTATTCCAGTAGTTACTATCTTCTATTTTATAGCTACACATAAGAGTACCTTTAGGTAAATCCTTAAAGCCTAAAGCGTATGATTTGTCGTTTTTAGGATTTTCGACTATCCAAAGCTCTGTTAGATAATTTCCTGTTAAAGTAGATAGATGTTGATGGGTAGTATTGTAAAGTGCTATACCTGTTTTCATCATTTTGTGAGCAATTTTTTCTATTTGCTCGGCCGAAAATTTAATATAATACTCTCCTAAAGTCGGAGAGTTCCTGTATATCATTTGCTCGGGCCTTAAAACGACTCCTGTCAGTATCTGTTTTTTAGAATCTCTATTTAGATATAACTCTTCTCTGTGAAGAGCTATAAAATCAGTCTCGTTAGCTGGAAAATCTACGAAAGAGATAGCGTAAATGCCTGTCTCGTCATTAATATTTTCGTCAATTATGCAATTATAAACAGGTATATTCATATACTATCAATAAATTTGTTTTCAAAAAATTACAATGCACAAAAAAAGACAGCCTAAAAGACTGTCTTTTGCATACCGGAAAGTAATTTATAATCCCGTCCAATTATCTACTTTTATTACGTTGTTTTGAGCGTTATTAATATCCGTAACAGAAACTACAGGCTCTATCTTAATACCTTGTATAGCATCTACAAATGCCTCGTTGTCGATACTTATAGTATTTACTATATCCGGTAATTGCCCTCCTGTTTCAAACATTTTTTTAAACGGAGGCTCCATACCCTGAGTGGATTTTGAAAAGAAGGAGCTTAGATCGTTAGGCCCTAAAGCCCGGCGCTGGGAGTTAATATATTGGATGAGTCCAAGGTTTTTGTTTGTAGAATCCCTATTCACTACATATTCGCCTCCCTCTACTTCTATGTTTGTTCCTTCTACCCTCATCCCACCTTCGGAATGTCGTTTACCTTTCAATAGGCCTCCGTCCTCTAGTTTGGCTAACTGCGATGTCATAACTCCGACTTGAACCGCTCCGGCAGCTCCGATTATTGCAGCGAAAATAGGCCCTAAAGGAAAACCCCAATCTAAAGCCTTTGTTACACCTAAAGCAGTATTAGAAATACCCTGTATTATATTTTGAGTTAGCTCTACTCTCTTCATTTGCTTTTCTTTCTTAGCAATTTCTTTTTCTTGCTTTTCCTTTTCTTTGGCTAACTGTTTTTCCTGATCGGCTAATTGTTGGTTAGCGATCATTTCCATGTTAATTTGCTCTAGTATTACTATGGCCCGGCCTCCTCTGGCAGTTTTTGCCTCTTCCTCCAGCTCATTAATCCGGTTATCGCTTTCCTCTCTTTTAGCTACAACCTCATCATATTTTTGAGAGATAGCCTCGTATTTTTCGTTAGCAGCATCTAACTGAGATTGTAGAAGCGTATTTGCAGCACTGAAAATAGCCGTAACACCCGACATGATTTTATCGGTGTATTCCTGTAGGGTGTCATATAGATTTTTCCAATACTGTTTTTGTAAATTTGTGCTTTGTTCCGTGTTGTCTACTATTTGAGCGTTAGCATCTTTTATTTGGTTTTCTAAACTTCTTAACGCTTGTTCCTTTTCATTTAATGCGGAAACATACTCTATGCTATCTTTGTCGTAAATAGATAACAAACCATTGTAATAATCCTCAATGCTTCTCTTCGAATTATTCAGCATCGATAAATATTGATGAAGCTGAACATTCGCCTCCTCTAAATTTGCTTTAGTCGCATCAACATCTATAATTCCGTTTTTGCCTTTCACTTCTTTTTGTAAACCCTGAATATCGCTGTAAAAATTCTGAATGTATGTTGACTGAATATCTAGCAATGTTTTTTGCTCATCCAGTCGCTTTTTATTATCTGCTTTTTCCTTATCGCTTCTTTCTTTACGGATTTTATCTAAATCCTGATTTAGCCTGATCTCTAAAAGTTTGATGCTGTCATTAATGGCTGCTCTCGCTTCATCAGATATATTCTTTTCTGTTTTTAATGAATTTCTTAACTTTTCTATCTCCCTTTGATAACGAATTTCAGTCTCAACCTCCCGGCGGTCAAATTCATTTGTTATGATTGCTGTTACATTATCTTCATATTGCTGGATGTATTCTAAGTTTTTACTGTTTATTTCTTTAATTTTACTATTGGTTTCGTTTGCGGATGAAACTTTAGCTTCTTGAATTTGCTTGTCGAAATTTTTATTTATTTCTGCAATGTCTACCAGTTGCACATTTTGACCTTTAGCTATCAGTACTAAAGCGGTATTATTGTCTTTTATTGCCTGATCTATCGCTTTTTTTCTATTGAGGTTAATTTGTGCAATCGTTTTTTCCTGACCCGTAAGATTATTGATCCGGGCCTGCTCGTTTTGCTCTTCTACACGTACATTGTGACGGGCATTGATAAGCTCTAAATTTTTATTTTTTTGCTCTTCAATACCGATAACCTCGTTTGCTTGCGCTTCTCTGGCTTTTTTTTCTCTTTCGAACCTCTCTTTATCTAATTGTTCGAAGCTAACATTCTGACTACCCGAAACATAATTTATAAATGAGGTTTTCAGCTTGGAGAAAAAACCATCGTAATCGTTATTTATGGTTTCAAGTTCTTTCCGTAAAGACTCATTACTTTTATTGATTTCGTCCTGAAACGTATTGGATAATCTTAGTATATCAGATTGATATTGTGATATTTTACCGCTGGTTAAATCTATTTCTATCTGAATATCCCGGAGGCTTCTAATTAATTCATCGTGTTTATCTCTGGCCTGCTCAGATGTAAAGCCCATCCCATCTAAAGAGGATTTATACTTATTGGTTGAATTAGTAGCATCATCGGTATTTTTCCGGGAGGAAGCTAATAACCCTATTATAGTTCCGATAGTTGCAATAACTGCAATCGCAGGAAATGCTTTAGTAGCTATGTTCAATGCTGTTTGTGCGGTTGTTTGTGAAATGATTCCCTTAGTAACTAACGAATCGATGATCGCCTTAGCTTTTTGTATTATAATTCCGTTTTTAATAAGATTATTGTTTGCAGATTGTAATGCTGAAACAATAGCCATTACTTTACCGATATTATTTAGCGTTTTCCCTAGTTCCGTATTACTTTCATCAAATAACAATGCTATACCGACTCCGGTTTGAAAGGTACTGAGCATACCTTTTGTTGTCTCCGTAGTTTGATGGATTCCGTTTCCGAGTTTGTCGAAAGAGTTATTTAGCAACTCTATTTCTTTGGGATAATTCCCTACATTACGGGAAAAAGTTCCTTTTGCAGCCTCAGCGTCTTTAAGTTTTGACGTAAGAATTTCTATTTTCTCGGTTAATTCTTCGAACTCTTTTGTGCCTTCACCCACTTTGTCCCATTCCTGATTGAGTAGTGCTAACTCGGCTTTAAATTCAGCGGGAGAGTTTTTAGCTGCTAATTCCAGTTTAGCTAGATTCTGTAATTGTTTAGCTCTCTCCCTTAATTGAATATTGGCTTTTACCTGTTCAATTTCATTTTGCGAAATTTCTTTATTCGCTTTTGCCTGTGTATCTGTCAGCTTCTTTTGAGCTTTCTCCTCATCAGAGAGTGCCTTAGCCTTCTCTTTGGAAGCCTTAGTATTATTCTGTGTAGATGTCGTATTTTTATCGGTCTCTATATTTACCTTAGCTGTAACGTCAGTGATCAGATTAAGTGTATCTAAAAGCCGTTTGGTATTTTTATACGATTCCTCTACACCGTTTATTTTAATTGTAAAAACTCTTTCGTCTGCCATATCCTAATTAATTATCACATCCGCAACCTCTATTTCTATGAGGAAAATAGAAACCGCTATCAAAATTCTGTTTAGTTGATCCCTCGTTAATCACATCGTCGCAACATTGACTTTGAGGCCTCCAAAGAGGGTAATTTGAACGGCATTTACACATAAAGGCAATCAGTTGTTTCACTAATATCTCTGCATCGTCTTTTATCCATCGTCGTAGCTGTGCAATGTCCTTAATATCGACTCCCTTACTGTTTTCACTTTCTCTAATGGTAACTCCTTTGTTGACAATAGTAGCCCAATGGAAAGGTAAAGCCTGATAGACTGCATAAAAAGATAGTGCCGGAGCTACTTTAATTAATAAGTCGCTGTTATCGGGAGTTAGGGTATTAGTCGATATTTGTTCTTTCAGCCCGGACATTAAAGGTTCTCCCAATATAGGTTCTATATGTAATTCCTGAGCGATACATATATAGGGTATAAATTCTGTCAGGTCGGTATTAGATGTTACAGGAGAATGTAATTTAAACATCTCCTCTGTGATTAGCGGGATTGTTATATATTCATTCATTTTCTACGGTTATTTTAGAGGTTGTTTTAACATTTTGCTCTTGTATTTGCCCTACAATATCCAAATCTGTAATCTCTAATTTTTTATATCCGTTATTAATTACAAATATGTTGAGCGTGTCTAGTATCTTTCTCCTGAGTTTGTGTATTACGGTATAATTATACAGGATATAGGAGTTAATAATTTCGTTAGCATTACCTGATAAGTTACCCGATCCGCTAAGGCCTGCGAGTGTCGGAGAAGTGAGCCGATGAGCAGAGATAATTTTTTGAAATATTATCTCATCGACATTGTTATATAAATCCGCGTTATTGCTAGCTGTGTAAGAAGTTACTATTGGTTTGATCTCTTGACTTTCTCCCCAAAGCACGACAATAGCATTAGCTCCGTTGGAGCCGGTATAACTAGCCTCTATATCTTTTTGAAACTGTTCTTTTTGCTCTTCGCTTGGATTGCTAGGCATGGTAATGATAGTAGAGGGTACAAAGCCGTTATTAATAGAGTTCCGGTAAAACTTTCCTAACAGGCCGTCTGCTTCTATGTAGTTTAGAGCTGAATAGTATTGAGGTATCGGGTAGTAATCTAAACTCGGCTCATAATCTTTATAGTAGAACAGATACGGTGTACCTTTCGATAGTTTCTCACTTCCATAGGCTTTTATTTCTACCGGGGCAAATTTGCCTGTAGTCTTTTTCCAGTCGTTAGATAGGTAGAAGCTAAGGTAAATCCCGAACTCGTTTATTTGCCCTACCCGGATTTTACTAAAATCGGTATGGTAAAGGCTAACCGTTTCCTCATTTTCATTTAGTATAACCTGAAAACAAAAGCCTCCGAAAGTAGCATAGTCTTTAGCTATTTTCTCTATAAGTGTATCCCAATCGCAATTTGGGTTAGGCTGTCCGTAATACCCATTCTCATCTACACCAGCTCCGCAAATGTATGTCACCTTATTTTCAATTACGGCCTTATTGATAGCAGAGTTATTATTAAGCTCTATAATCCTTTGAGGTAATAGGTTATCGTTATCGTAATTGATCCAGCCTTTATTATTTTTTGAGAAGGTAGGATATGATTTGACTGTATCGGAGAGTTTTATTACTGCATAACTCTTATTGTCTTTTACTTGTTTTTCGCTCATACTTTCAAGAAATTTTAAAAAGTTTATTGATACTGTATCAATAAATTTCTTTTTAGATCATGAAAATAGAGTTTGACAATGTGAAATTAGAGATACCTGATAGCTGGAAAGATATTAAGCTATCGGAGTATGAAAAATGGTATATGCTTAAGCCTGAGACTCGGTTCGAAATGGTTACGTATGTAGCCGGGGTGTGTAATATAAATCCCAGAATATTGTTGCAATATCCGACTCATGTTTATACTACCATTTCGGATGCAATACGGTTTGTTTTCACTCAGGATTTTGAGCCAAAAAACAAATGCGATATAAACGGAGAAGATTATTTTATTTCTTTCTCGGACAAATTAACCCTCGGAGAGTATATAGATATTGAGGCTGTATTAGAAAGTGAGAGTGAACATAAACTATGCGAACTGTTAGCTATTCTTTGCAGGCCTGTAGGTGAAAAGTACGATCCCGATTTAACCGCAGAACGGATAGAGATATTTAAAAACATCTCCTGTGATAAGGCATTACCTCTTATCAGTTTTTTTTTGACCAAAAAGAAAAAATCCGAGAAGATTTTGAACCATTGTTCAACGGTAACGGCTCAGGCCGGGCAATTTCTAAAGGATATAGAGACTACTGTAATAAATGGGGATGGTATAAAACTATTTCCGATCTGGCAGAGGATAAGATATATCTATTTGACGAAATCACTCAAAAAAGAGTTGTCGAAGTTTTCGGATTTCTCCTCTATAGGATAGATAAGTCGAGAGCCGAAGAGGAACAGTACAAATTTGAAAAACAAATAAAGAAATGATAACAGGTATAATAGATATTTTCAGAAATCAGGCCCGGGAGCATAAGGCTATAAAGGCATTTTACTATAATAAAAATTATGAGATCGGGAGCGGAAAGGATATTTACCCTCTAATCTGGCTGGAAGACCCGGTAAACGGCCGTAATCAGGATAATATTTTTACGAACTCGGTTAATTTCTCCATCCTGTTTGTTCCGAAAGATAAAGAAGTAATAAGTGACTTGCAAAACTTAGCCTTCTCTATCGGACTGAATATTATAGAGCGGATAAAGAAAAACAAAGAAATAGAAATTAATATTAGACCGGATTGGACGTATACGACATTACGGCATTATTACGATGATAACGCTACAGGCTGTAGGTTTTCGGTAAACTTTACTCAAAGGAACATGCAAAACTTATGCTTAATAGAGGAGCAGTTCGACGAAAACAAGCAATTTGATGATAATAAGAGCTTACCGGATTTTAGTATTGATCCGGCTAATAAATGCGAGTTATTTACTCCTACTTTCCCGAAATTCGATTTAAAGACTAGAAAATGAATGATGATATTTCGAAAATAACTGAAATAATAGCTACTGATATTATTGGATTGGCTCAATTAGCTATGGAAGGTGACGTAGGAGTAAATACAAAAATAGACCGAAATACATTAAAAGACAGTTATTTATATAACTCCATCAAAACTCAGATCATTAATTCAAATAATATCGTCGTAGAAACTTTATTCCAACCATATATCAATTATATCGAATGGGATAGGCCTCCAAAATATGGTGATCCCCCTCCAATAGATGATATAATAGAATGGGCAAAGGCAAAAGGCATATCAACGGATAATGATGTAGTATATGCTATACGCTATTCTATTTGGGAAATAGGACATTCGGGTAGGCCTGTTATAGAAATGTTTAATAAACTTTTGGAGCATACCTTTAATGAATATTGGGCCGATGATATATTTAATGCCATAATAAGCGAATTAATTAAATTTTTCAACTAATGGGATATTTTACAAATAATATAGCCAAAGAGAGTAAATCACCAGCTAAGGTTTCTCTTTCCGGTAACCCGAATTATATACAATTCGAGAGCCTGAACGATCCGGCACAAAACAAACATATAGATATTAGTTTGCAAATAATAGATACATCTGTAGAACTGAGTAAAACAGAGATAGTAATAGTAGAGTCGGAGTCTAGTAACAGGTATGAACTTAAAGGTACACGCACTCCGGCAAATGTAAATAATAGTACATTTTTCGTTAGTGAGGATAAATCGGTTACGGCCGAAAATATAAAGGCCTGTTTGATGTCAGAAGATTTTTTTAGAGGTAATTTTCAAATCACTATTCCGCCTATCAATAACACAACCTCCTTAGAGAATGGAGACACTATTAGGATATACTCAATTGGTACAGGGCCTAATTTAGCTTTTACCTTTGAGAAGAGAGACGATAGTTTTACGCATTTAACAGGCAATCCGGCGAATACCACTAATAACGATTCGATAGACGGAGGAGAGGGAAATAGTGATATTGAAATAGACATATACAGGGATACTAATATTTTTCTCGGAATGGACGATACTCCGCAAAATGATAAATCGATAGGAACTTATTTAACCACTCTCACAAAATCTTATTACAACGATCCTCTTTGGTTTGACCTTAACTCTGTGACCGGGAATAGCAGAATAATAGTCCCTGATCTATTTAATAGTAACGATTGGATGAATACCGGAACGATTACAGACTTTAGGTTTACGGCTCGTAAATATGATGGAGTGAGCAGACAGCCGTTTTATATTTCTAATGTGCTATATACGATAAAGGGATATGAGAGAAATTTAGAAAGTAACGATTTATCGGAATATGTTTACAACACTCAGATTAAAAATATAGTAAAGCCTCTTTCTAAACAGCCTGCATTATTTCACATTAAAGGACAAACGCAATACTTCAATTTTATTTTAGCCGATCCGGATAGGGAAAAAGATTTAGGAGCCGGAGAGTATGATTTAGGAATATTGTACAAATTATATTCTCAGTCGAAAAAACACATAGCAGATGTGACTGCTCATCAGAAAAACCGGAAACAATTTAATGTCGCTAATACTATCCTGTTGGATATTGACGGAGTGATCGGAAACTATGATAATGTGGGATTTATTGAGGTCTATTTGAGTAGGGCCGGAGTCGATGTCAGCGAGCCTCTGTTATTACATATTTTGCCCGAATGCCTTTACAAAGTAAATGATTTCGTTTTTCTCAATTCTTTAGGAGGATGGAGTAGTTTTAATTTCCCGGGAACGGAGACAACCGACTTTAAGGCTTCGACAAACACAATCTATAAAACCCAGACTCCACGACATACCATTAGCAGCGAAATAGAAAGCGTATATTCAAAAGAAACGGAGGAAAAGTTTACCGTTCAAACTATGCCTATAAATAAAACTGTTTGCGATTGGCTAAAAGAGCTATCCTCATCTATTGTAGTCTATGAATTATCGACACAGCGATACATAATAGTAGATGAGCTGAATATTAAGCCTAACACGAAAGATGATTTGTTTAGGCTGGAAATGAAATACCATTACTCAGACAGATATAATGCTTTAATCGTATGAATACTACTACCGTTTTTGAAAGAAATCTAGAGGCTTACAATGCAAAGAAAAGATGTATTGTAAACAAAGGTTCTACACGTTCGTCTAAAACTTATAGCCAATTGCAGTTGCTTTTTTTAATAGCTGAATTTTCCGCAAAGGCTAAGATTATTTCAGTCGTATCGGAGTCAATGCCTCATCTTAAAAAGGGATGTATTAGGGACTTTAAAGAAATATTACTGAAAGAGGGTAAATGGAATGAGAATAACTGGAATGCTACTGATAAAATATATAAGATTAATAATTCTATCATAGAGTTTTTCTCCGCCGATCAGCCGGGCAAAGTACACGGGCCTAGCAGGGATATACTTTATGTCAACGAGTGCATTAATATAGAATATGAAACGTACAGACAGTTGGCTATTCGAACCAGAGAAACCATATTTTTAGACTGTAACCCGAGTTACGAGTTTTGGCTGGATGAAAAGGTATTGCCTCTCGATGATTCTATATTGATCCACTCTACCTATAAGGATAACGAATATTTGACCGAAGCTCAGGTAAAAGAGATAGAGTCGAATAAAAACGATGCAAACTGGTGGAAAGTATACGGACTCGGATTAACAGGTTCTTTAGAGGGTGTAATCGTTCAAAATTGGGAAATAGTTAGCGAAATGCCTACGAATTATAAAAACCGATGGATTGGTATAGACTTTGGTTTTACGAACGATCCTACGGCTATTGTAGATATACGGCTATCGGGAGGAGAGCTATGGATAGATGAAATCGTTTATTCTAAAGGCCTTGATAATCCTACTATATCGGAAATACTTGAACTCCATAAAGTACCTAAAGATATTGCTATTGTGGCTGATTCGGCAGAGCCTAAATCGATAAGAGAAATTAAATCGAAAGGTTGGAGGATAGAACCGGCTCAAAAAGGAAAAGACAGCATTAATACAGGCATTTCTATTTTAAACCGATATAAGAAGCATGTTACCAAAACGAGTCTTAGTATCATTAACGAGTACCGTAATTATCGCTGGATAACAGACGATTTTGGAAATGCAACCAATATCCCTTTCGACAAGTTTAATCACTCTATCGACGCTCAAAGGTATGTTTGCCTTAATAAGCTCATGGATAGAAATAACGGACTCAGCTATTCGATTATAAAAGGAAAAAGATGAGGATGGTAATTAATTCTCTTTTTTATTTTCATATTATAGTAGGAAAGATATAATACCAATAAAAACAATAAACAATAATAACCCTAAAAACACTCCAATAACTTTTTTGTTAGACATCGGTGTATCATTTTCTTCAGGAGGAAAGAATAGGTTTATGAAAGACCGCATCACTTCAATTAGGGATTTCATTCTTTTCGTTTTAGATTTTCTAAAAGTTTTTCTATATCCGCTATGGAGTTGATTTCGTAAACAATTCCATTGTGGCGGATAATTCCTATTGTTCCACTGGTAGGCTTTATTAAATCTATAATATCTACTCCTAATTTAAAAGCAATTTCATTTAATCGTTCTAGAGATGGATTAGCCTTACCGTTTACAATATTATTAGTATTTGCATAGGTGATGGATAACTGATCCGATAACCATTGTATAGTTTTCCCTTTTTCTTCTAATACTTCTTTTATTCTTAGTTTAACATTATTCATAATTTATATTGTTTTACAGCATATGCAAAAGTATGAATTATATTATTATACAATAGAAAAAGGGAGTTAATCTCCCTTTTTTATTCTTACTTCACTAATCCTTCTCTAATTTCTATTTCGTTTATAATCTCTTTTAACTGCTCTACTGTCTCCGCTTTGTAGAGAGTTCCTCTATAATCTATTAAAGCTGTGAGCTTGTCTTTATTTTCTAATTCAAATAGTTCTGTTATCGGCACTTTTAAGGCATTAGCTATTTCTTGCAAGGTTTCTACTGAGGTACTGGCACCGTTGACAATTCGACTTAAACTTTCTCGTTTTATATTTATTATTTCTGCTAATTCAGATATACTCATATTCTGAATTTTAGCTAATTCTTTAATTCTGTAATTCATATCGTAATCCTTTTTCTTAATACAAATATACTAATACAGTTCAAATAATCACTACTTTATGTTTTATGTGATAAAATATATCACAAATAATTTGTTTGTGTGATTTTAAATATTACTTTTGTATCTATATGTAATTATAAATATCACAGTCATGGAAACGACCATATTTAATACAGGAACTTCAAACATTGCTAATACAGGAATATTAAACAGTAATAATATAATTAATATAAATATTATTATTAACCCTCTCAATAAGGAAATTATGACAGAACTAATTAAAGCCACAAAACAAAACGTACTATCCTATGAGATAAATTCCATCCCGGATATTGAAAAATTACTTCAAGATATAAATGAGAATAAATAGTTTATAGTGTAAAAAAGTAAGTAAAAAAAAGAAAAGTGTTCGCTTCTCTTTCTAATTATTTAGTATATTTGCCCTTGAACTCTACATATGAAATCTTGGGCAAATAATCTAAACTTATTTAAACAAGATAAAGGCACGCCTCTTATGGTGGTCGGAACGAAAGAACCGACTGCATTTCGCCCTAGCGTATGTGGAGTTCACACCTACGAGGGGCGTTGCTGTTTTATCACAATTCTTATAATCATGAACTCTAATAAGAATTTACAACAGACGTTGTTCACCTCAGAACAATTAGTTTCCATCCAGAACGGTAAAGTAATGACAAGTTCGTTACAAGTAGCAAATGTGTTTGGCAAGCAACACAAAGATGTTTTAAGGGCAATTAATCAACTTGAATGTAGTCAACCTTTCAAAGAGCGCAATTTTGCGCCCTCTTTCTATATCAGGGAGTTAGATAATAGAGGGCAACATAAATACCCTATGTATTACATGACTAAAGACGGCTTTACATTCCTAGTAATGGGATTTACGGGAAAGGTAGCAGCAAAATTCAAGGAGGATTATATAAACGCCTTCAATAGCATGGAAAAATATATTAGGGATATATCTGATAAAGATATGGAAAACACAATGCTACTGAAAGAAACATTTGAGCGTAAATACAAAACTTTAAGATCATCTAATAGATGGTGGCAAAAAACATGCTTAGATTTGACATCACTACTGAAATCTGCTTATTGTCCCGTCCTAACATAGGTTGACAGGATTTATATTAAAAAGTAATAATAACCGATGGATTTATTTCCATCGGTTTTTTGATTTCGATGTATAAAGT